TCATAGATCGCAAAGTCTTTTTCAAATTCTTCTTCTACCTCAGCTTCAGCAAGAATGTTTTTCATCACAGATATTGTTTTTAACTTATTACCTTCTTTAATCAAGATAGATTGATTGATCTGTGAAAAGTTTTTAAGGATGTTTGTTGTGTTACTAGATAGTTTCATTTGAGTCGATACTTTCATTTGTTAGGCCTGAAAAATGATATAAGAGTGTGCAATAGTGGATAGCTTTTAGAAGATCAGATTTTGATTTTCCATCTTTCTTTCCAAATCTAGACAGATATTTAATTGCATTAGATCTACAGAAGGCTTCCGCATCACCAATACTTTCAATCAAGTCTAAAGTTTGAGTTCCCTTTTTACCAGTATAATGCAATGTATATGTTTTTGCAATGTATTCCTCTGCAATTTTTAATATTTCATTTTCATTATATTTGAACTCAGTGGTAATATAAGGCGGAACTGTATTCTGTCCGAAGTGATGAGAGTATTGATCATCGACAGTGGCCATGTAATCATCATAATAGTTGACTTCATAATCAAGTCCATCATCTTCATCAGGAACAGATGGAGGCCAAGGTGAGCCTGGTGTCCATTCAAATCCACCAGACTTTTCTATCCACTCTAGATCTTTATCTACTGCAGTATTACCACCACCCACTACTCTTTCTGCTCTTGCTCGATCTACAGGATCAGTAAAAGGATTTTCTGCATCAGGATCATTACGTTTGTAATCATAATATGCATCTGAATGTTCTACTTCTTTTTTCACAATAGGATAGTCCTCATCAAATGTTCCGTTCAGTATGGATGCTGCTAAACTCCATGCATTTACCATTATACCACCTCCTGCTTAGTAATGTCAACATCAGCATCTACCTTATCATATAATTCAAGGAAGGATTGTTTTGTCTCTTCATCGAATCTGTTGAGACACATCTTGATAGCTTTCAACTTATCACCAAAGATAGAGTATGCACGAACAACGTGAATCAAACGTCTTGTACTGATGATATCTTCAACACCACCATCATAGAATGTCTTACGAATGATGTCAGCCCAATCAACAAGTTTCTTCATGAACTCTAAGTCTTTTACCTTAAGACTAGTTGCAATCGCATTTAAGATCTTTGTCTCTACTGAGGGGGCGGGGTAGTCTTGCTCGAAGGTAACTGGGAATCTTTCAAGGAAGGCTTCGTTGAGCACGTTAGTTCCAATAAATCTTCCGTCGTCTGAACCTTTACCCTTAGTATTTGCGGTGGCGAATATGTTGAATCCGTCGGCGGGTCTAACGAATCTGCCAATTTTCTTAAGGAAAATTCCATTTCCCTCAAGGACACTCTGAAGGCAGAGGATCTTGTTAGAGGCAAGGTCGATTTCGTCAAGGAGCAATATTGCACCTCGCTCGAGGGCTTCAATGACTGGGCCATTGTGCCATACGGTCTCGCCATTAACAAGACGGAAACCGCCAATAAGGTCATCTTCATCTGTTTCAATAGTAATGTTTACACGAATTATTTCTCTCTTCAATTGAGCACAGGCCTGTTCGACTCCAAAAGTCTTACCATTACCTGATAAACCAGTGATGAAAGTAGGATAAAATAACTTAGAAGAAATAATCTTCTTAACATCCGAAAACGAGCCAAACTTAACGAAGGTATCATCTTTCTCAGGAATAAGGTTTCTCTCTACTACAGGAGTAGCGGCTGGTGCAGCAACTGCTTTCTCTAATTGTTTTCTAGCTTGACTTACAGTTAGATTCCACTTACCACGACCAGTTTTATATTTTGTAATTTTTTTTGTAATACTACGGTATGAAACACCATGTGCTGCAGCGTATCCACGAAGATCACCTGTAGTGATTTTGTTACCATAAGTTTTACGTAAGGAGTCTAAAAGATCAGAAAGGAACATGATTTGAATTGTTTTATGTATATATTAATAATATACAAAAAAACACCCCTTCACAAGGGGTGTTGTGCAGCTTTTTCAACTGGTTAATCTGTTGTTACGAAATCTAGTGCTTCATCTATTGATGAAGTATCTTCAACTTCTGGAATAGGTTCTCCAATTTGAGCTAGAAAATCTTTTGGAAGATCTATAAATTGAGCATTGTGAATGTCTAATAAACGATGATCTAGATTTTCACTTTCAATATATTTGTTGTATGCTCTAGCTAAAAGAAACGCAACACTTTCTATCGCTTTGTTACTTGCTTTTGGTGAAATGTAATGATTCTGTTTTTGTAAATTTTTCTCATAATGATACTTCAATGCATCTATCATTACTTGATTATCAAATCCAAATTGATCACCACAAACATCATCCAATCTTAAAAGGTAAGCATAACCAAAAATAAAATATACAGAAAAACTTTGACATTGTGCATAACTCCAAATCTCACGAATAGAATCAACTACTTTAGGTAAAAATCTACCCTTTCCCAAGTCTTGTTTTTCCCAATGAGTTTGGAAATGAGTTATTCCAGTAATTATACGAGCATCTTTATGTTGATGTAGTTCTTGTAATTTGTCACTATCAAGACGAAGACCTGATACTAGCAACATTGTATATGCTCTTACTGCACGAACCTCTTCAGATTTATAGTCAGCAATAAATCTTTCTTCTGGAGATAAAGTTTTAGGTGTTTGATTTTTCTTACGAAAATAATCACAAGCTACTTTTTTTGGATTAATAGTTTGTGGTGCATTTTTTTTGATTCTAACGCAATTACACCATTGATTTGGTGGAACTTGACCTCCTGTGCTAGCAGAAATATATCCTACAGTTCTATGTCTAGAATCCCAATTAACAATAAGATCATTACGAAGATCGACTAATATATCTGCAACTCCAGCTAGAGTAGGATCGTATCCATTATGAAATAATTTGGCAAAATGATCTTTATAAAAATCCCTATTATATTCCTCGTCTATCATTGCATCTCTTACAGGTTTATACATTAAACCTTGTTCAAAATTATTAGATCTAAATTGTGGAATAAAAAAGTGTCCCTTTATTCGTAAATCTTCTAAACACTGAGTGAAAATCTCAGGGAATTGATCAGCGGTAATAACCTCTATTACTTGTTCTCCAGCAATAACTACGCCAGCATCAATTTTATTTTTGTATTTTGATGATAATTGTCTCCAATCATTCTCGATAGGATAAAATCCTTTATTTTGTTTTATCATTGTAATTCAAGAGTATGAATTTATTAATCACAGAGTAGTAATTAATTTGTTTTATATTTATGATACTAATTATAATAGGTAATTTTTATATCGGCAAGTGATTGCATTTTGGTAATTAATTTTAATGTTCTACCATGCGGTCTATGTTTCCATCCATACCATTTTGATATCTTTCCATCCTCATGAGGAGGTTCTTTACCTATAGAATAATACTGATCCGCTGTCATATCAATATCATTATTAGTTTCTCTATCTCTTAACCACCAGTGTTTATCTCCTCTCCAATCTTTTGCACTCATGATATCTAACGTATCCGTATCTAGTAAGTAATACATTGCCTGAGTAGTATGATAACAATGACCATACATCGGATTACTTTTATTCTCTTCTCGATACTTCGGTGTTAATAGATCTGGAGTTAAACACTCCTCAAGTTTAACAAGACATTGTGAAAGACAACTCAAACTATAAGGTACTTTTTCATAGGTGAGTGACATAGTTTTTGTAATCTGCCATTCACCATCTACCTTTTTGTAAGAGTGTCTTTCAAGAGTTGCCATTATGCGATGAGTTCCATGAACTGTGATAGTATCTTCTTATTTAGCTTCTTTGCATTGAGTGATTTTGAGAAGGCTCTTTTGATCTGTGATTTAGTTGCATCTTCTTGAACCTCAAATGTATTATCATTTGAAAGAGCAGTGGATGACATACCAAAATACTTTTTGTATCCAGTATTATCTAATGCGATAGATTTCTGTTTCTTCCAGATCTTCATCAACTTATCAGTTGTATCATAATCATAGTTGGTAGAGTTAGAAATAAATCTACGAGCATCACTACCAGTTAACAATCTGATACCTATGAAATTAACATCAGCAAATTTCTCAGATATATTTTGTAGTAAAACTTGTGTAAGACCAGTCCAATCATTTTTCATATTGTATGTTCTACCAAGTTTACGATCTCTCAATGCATTACTATAGCTACTTACAGAATATGTACCATTGTGAGTTTCTCCAGTGTGTCTATCTACGTATGACTTATTGTATGACATAGATTGAGATTCACCATCAGTAAGAATAATTGTGTTTAGTTTCTCAACTTTATACTTACTCTTGAACTCTGGTATAAGAGTATGTAATGAAACAATAGCTTCATTCAATGGTGTTCCTGATAAAGACAATCTTGGATAGTTGTATGAACTCTGAGTATTTTCAACAAGACAGAATAAATTTTTACAATGTTGTTCAAACTCCCTGATTGATGAATCACTAGAAATCATGTTCAATAGATTAAATTGATCTGAAACTCTTAGTTCATGATCCACAAAATCTTGATGTATCAACTCACCATAAGGTTTCTGTAGTATTCTACCATCATCACAGTTACGATACCACTCGTTTGTAAATGCATATACATTAAAAGGTATCTTCACTTTCTTACAAAACCAAACTAGGTTTAATAATTGTTTGACAGTATCCTTAAGAACAAAATTCATTGAACCAGACCAATCAAGTATAAAGATTAATCCGTGGTTTTTACCTTCTGGTAGAACGGTGATCTTCTTAAAAAGATCCTCATTAAACTTATAAGTGTGTAACTTACTTGTATCGAGGACACCAGTACGAGCAGTAGTAGAACGAGCATAAGCTGTGGCAGACTTGCGACACTCGAATTCTTTGACAAGATAATTTACCTCCTTCTTTGCTGATTGTTTGAAAGTCTCATACTCATTAGATGAGTATTCTAATGATTGATAATTATAGTAATGAGTTTCCTCTGCTTCTAACTCTGCAGTTTTTCTATCAAAGTAATCCCATACATCTTGAGATGGAACAACCACTGTCTTTGTGTTTACAGATGGAACACTAAGATAGGTAGTCTCCATACGATTAGATTGTAGATCTAATAAGTTGTCTATTAGATTCTTAGATAAGTTTGTATCTGTTACAGCTTCATCTATATCTGGTTCTTCAAAATGATCACCACCCATAAGATCTTCTACTGAAATAGAAGTACCTCCTCCAGTTTGTTGTTCCTCATCAAATAAAGGATGTGATGATTCACCTTCACCTTCTTCTTCAGACTCCTCTACATCCTCACCTGTTGACTCTCCAGATCCATTTTGAATATCATTACTCATCTCTGAACCCATATCAAAATCAGTATCATCAATCTTTTCTTGTTCTCTCTTCTCTTTCTGTTCTTTCATGAAGGCATGTATCTCTTCAGCCAATTCACAAACCTCTTCAAATGTTTCTGTCTTACCTGTTCTCTCTACAAATACTTTCTCATCATCAGCAAAGACCATATCATTACTACCCTTGTAATGTAGATTGATGCGATCAATCAAAGTAATATCTTCAGAATCTAAACCTTGAACCTCAAAGAAATCTTGTTCATGTAACTCCCAGTATCCACGGAAGAATGACTTACATAGGCCAGGGAATTTGCGTTTGATAAGTTTCTCGATTCTTGCATCTTCAATTACGTTGATGTATGAAGAAGGAGCTTTGAATGATGCAATGTCTACGTTTGGTGTGAATAATGCATGACCAACCTCATGACCAACCAACATATCATATACATTGTTGGAAGCCTTTTCCCACATAGGGAGAACTAATACTCTAGTATTGACATTGAAACTAGCAGTCAATACTTTCTTATGTTCTACAACTAGATCTTCTGTTGCAAGGAGTTTTGCAAGTTGATCTTTGATTTCAAATTTAATGGTCATGGGTTCGTTGCTCGTATGGCCATATTATAAGACCCCTGGCGGTGGCCAGAAGGTCTTGTGTGCAACTTTTTGAACTGGGCTAACCTTTTACGTGCTTGTCTCAGCATTTGTGGTTTTTTCTTCCCCTTGTCGGGCCGACGGTGAGGATTCCGTCCAGTCTCCCATATTTTGTGATGAGGCATTTCTCTCCTCCAATTTATCGAGTACGTTCTCAAAGAGATCTAGTTTAGAGTGTCGCATTACTATACTGTATCCAGAATATTTATTGTTGGCATCCATCCAAGTTTACGCAACTCTGTGGTATCAGCACATGTGATATCTCTCTCGCCTGGTGTATCTTCCTTAATGGGAAGATGACCCATTCCCATTCTCATGGCAAGATCAATTACGGATACTGGATTACCAGTGCCAACATCTATAACTCCAGTATATGTTGAGGGCATCAGAGTGGCAATAGCATAAACGACATCATCCACATGTATCCAATCTCTCTTATGTCTTGTAAGATAAGTTGCAGTTTTAGTTTCCAACATACGATACAACATATCTGAACGACTTACTTTCGGTGCATATACATTAAAGAATCTCATACCCACACTAT